GGTACACCGAATTGCGTTGTTGAAAGGTTAAGTTGTAGTGCCATGATTGCTCCTTAGTAAGTCATTTCAGTTGTGTCTAATTCGCATACCCAGCGAATAGTGGTTGATGCTTGCCCTGTTACAGTAATTTTTAATCCACCATTGGTCGTATCTGCTGTAGCTGTTACTGCCCAAGTTGCCGCACCAGCATCAGCATAAAGGGAAGTAACTGTAGGAGTACCAACAAGGGCAGTCGTTCCTACTCCAGCACCTCGTTTAATTACACCTTCAATACTCCAACCTTTAGTATCGCCAGCACCAGCAACACCAGCAATAACAGCACCTTTAAAGTAATAAGCAGAGTTATTAGGTAGTATTACTTGATTTGTTCCGCTTGCGGCTGAAGTATCGCTTGTAAGGACTGTAGCTGTTGCATCTGTGGTTTGTCTGCCAAGAATTAAAACAGCAGATTGACTATAACCATAATTGCTACCAACAGGACCACTAGATGCTGGCAAAACAGTATTTCCTACTATTCCTCTAGTTGTTCCATAAGCACCACTTAATACGGCAGAGTATGTGCTAGTTGCTATATGAGAAACACCGCCAAGAATAGATGCACCATTAGCAGAAGCATTATTATTCCATCCAGCAGCAACAAATGAGCTTGTTCCACTTGAAGCATTTGCAGAAGCTCCAGAACCATAATTTCCACCGCCACATATAACAGCTCCAACACCACTAGCAGTATTTTTAATACCACCACCAACAAAACTCCAATCCCCACTAGCCACATTCCTATTAGCCGCAGTACCAGCATCACCACCACCACCAATAAATGAATAACTACCTGTAGCTTGGTTGTTTCCACCGCCTACTACTACTCCATGAGGGGTATAGAAAGATAGAGTGCTTGTAGATGAACCTGATGCGTTTTTGCTTAGAGTTAAGGATGTTCCGCTAATGGCGGCTACATAAGTATCGCCAGCAATAGAAGTTCCTGTAATGTATTGACCGACCTTAATATTAGCGTTGCTACCCGATAGCGTTACGGCTGTTGTGCCGTTCATTGTAGAAGATTGTGTGGTTACTGCGGCTGATGCTGTGCCGCTGTTAGTAAAACCACCGCCAATAATATTGTAATATCCTGCGGCTGTATTTGATTGACCACCAACAACTATTGTGTAATTACTTGCACCTGATACATTAGTTGCTCCTGAACCCACAAAAGAAGTATATCCTGTAGATTGATTATTATATCCACTTACAACAGTTGAATTATAGCCACTTGCTGTATTTTGTATTCCACCAGCAATAGAAGCATAAGTTCCACTAGCTACTTGACTTGCCGCACCTCTAGCAGTCTGCCAATCAACAGCATTAGCACCCCTAGCATTACCACCTGTAGCAGTAGAATCTGTCTTTTGAGCTTGTAAAGCACCTGTACCTAATGGAGATAAAACTAATGGTGTATTTGTGCCACCAGTAGCTTTTATCATTGGGTAACTAGCATCACCTGTAACAGTTACATAAGTAGTTGAACCGTTAGCTAATGTTGCCGTACCTGAACTTGTTAGAGTAGTAAATGTACCTGCGGCTGGGGTAGTGCCACCAATAACTGTGTTGTCTATTGTGCCGCCTGTGATTGCAGGAGTTGTCAAAGATGCGCTTGTAGCCAAAGCTACAACTGTTCCTGAGCCTGATGTGCTATAACTTGTTCCCCATGCGCTGCCTGTGCTATTTGGTATTCCAGAGCCAGGATAAACCATTGTGCTAGAAGCATTAATTGTGATTGCAGCAGAACCATTATAGGTTGTACCGCTACTAAATGTAATGTTTGTGCCAGCAGTTAAATTAAATAAATTACCACCTAATGCTACTCCTGAGATTGTGCTATTTGACAATGCGCCATTAGGAATACTAGTCAGACTTGCGCCTGATCCACTAAATACTGTTGCTGATAATGTGCCTGTATTAGGTACAAAAGATAGTTTTGTAGAGCTAGTAGTAGCAGCATTATTGCCTGTTGTTGCGCCTGATAAAACAGGGTAATAAGTAGAAACAGAGCTTGTATTGTCAGTAATGGCTATATTTGTAGCGTTTGTGGCAGTTGTCGCACTTGTCGCTGTGCTGGCATTTCCTGTTAATGCGCCTACAAAAGTTGTAGAAGTAACGCTAGTTAAGCCTGCAATCGTGGTTGCTGTGCCACCCAAACTAATAGAAGTCGATCCTACAGTAATACTAGAGTTAGTAAGGGCAGCGTTAGGGATGCTTGTTAAACTCGCCCCAGAACCGCTAAAAACAGTCGCAGATAGCGTTCCTGTTGATGGGTTATATTGGTATTTAGTAGAGCTTGTATATTCTGTTGATAGACTTCCACTTGTTTGGTTAGCAAACAAAGGATAACGAGTTGCATTTGTAGTGGTGTCATCGGTAACAGTAGCGTAAAAAGTAGGCGTTGTCCATGTAGGGGCGCTTCCTGTCGTTGCTGTTAAAACTTGACCTGTTGTGCCGTTTGTTAAATAAGCCGTATTTCCAGAACTTGACTGATAAACAAGTGTATTTGCGCCACCAAGCTGTAAATTTGTTGCAGTTGAAGCTATGCCATTTAAAGAGCCTACAAAGCCACCATTAGCCGTTAAAACACCTGTAGAGGGGTTAAAACTAAGCTTAGACGATGTAACGCTAAGACTTGTGACTTGCCCTGTATTAACTGCTGAAAAAGTGGGATAGAACGTGCCTGATGCCGTTGTATCAATAATGCCAATACTTTCAGTAGCAGAAACAACAAAAGGCTGACCTTGACCTAGAAAAGTATTAAATGACCCATCTAAGTTAAAGTAAGCCTGAACAGGCAGAATATTCTGGTCTGTCGTTAATGCTGGCCCTATAGCCATAATTTAACCTTTAATAGGCAATACAGTTAACTAAAACTACATCACTTGCAGACATATTTGCTGCTGCGCCTGTAGTAACAGAATAGCTAGTAAATGTGACTGAAGTTGTTGTGCTTCCTGTTAATTGTAAAAATAATGTGCTACCGCTAGTTACATCAGCAGCAAAAGCCAACCAACCATTAGGAGCTGTTGGAAGGGTAATTGTTCCATTTGCTGCACCGCCAGTACCAACCACAACTTTAAACACAAATGTGCCAACAGCAGTAATAGTTGGGCTTGTGCCAAAACCTGATGAAATAGTAGGCAATGTGTTTGAAGTAGCGATTAAATTGCCACCCATAGACAATGTAGATGGGTTTTCAGTATTGCCAGTTAAAGGTGGAGAAAATACAACACCACCAGGGCCAATTAAACCTGTGCATACACCAGCAGCGTTAAATTGAGCCTGAACAGGAACTGTATTAGTAGTTGAGGTTGATGCTACTGCATTAGTGTATGACATGATTTTCCTTAATTCTGATCAATCATAGGCATTACATATAGCGTATTAGCTGCACCGATAGCTGTAATAGCAAAACTAGGTGGTACAGCAATAACAGTAGGCTGTGACATTGAAATGCCTAAAACAAAACTGTTAGAGCTATTTCCACCAGTAGGAAGAACGGCTGCTGGTGCAGTTGTCGTTGTTCCTGCTACGGCAGGGGCAATACTAATAGCGATAGGGGTTGAGCCTGTGTTTAAAAAGCCACAAAAGTTCGGCTGATCATTACCAAAAGGGGTAATAGTTACAGAAGTCGAACTAGCTGTAGATACTGTAATCGCTGTTGTTGGGCCAACAAAGCGATAAGCTGATACGTTAGCCATGATTTATCCTTAAACAGCAGTAGTTGGCAATGGGCCTTCTGCACGAACAATTTGGAACTCATAAACGCCAGCAGTAGGGGTAACGCTTGTAGTTGCAACATTACCAAACTGAACTGTTAATACGTTTGCAGTTAAGCAATCAGCTTCAACAATAAATGCTCCAGTAGCTTGGTTAGCAATATAACCTTGTGCAACGATAATATCGGTTACTTGCAAGCCAGGTAAGCTAAAAGTTTGAGCAGCAGTAGTATTTGGGGCTACTTGAGATGGTGTTAAAGATGGGCCAATATAAAAAGTTTCGTGTGAATTGCCACGAGTTACAGTAGTGCTAGACATAATTTTTCCTTTGCAAAGGGGGTTTGTTGTAAATCTACAACTATTTTACATTGTTTTGTGCTTCCCTCAAGTGTTTTCCGCAACTTCCTTTAAAAGTTTTGTAGCCAATGTGACCTAGCTCAAACTCAAGATTTGCCCAGACTTTGCCACCAATATCAATCCATCTTTGGCAAAAGCTAAAATCTTCACTTAGACGATTGCCGTTAGGCATTTCATAAGGGTCAAACAATGGCCAAAACTGACTATATTCTGTAGTGCTACGCAAAGTTTGACGAGGATAAGCCTCAATCATCTTTTGGGCACAATTACGGCTAATTTTCATAAAACCACCAGGAAGCCCTAATACCTCTAATAATCCTGTTTCTGGGTCTGTGGGATAAGATTCTTTTACAGCTATTTTAAAAGGCCATTCAAATGGTTCTTGTTTTTTAGGGTAAATACCACCCACTAAATCTACAGGATAATCAATTAATTGGATTAATGCCCCTGGTTCCCAAAATACATCATCATCAATAAAGACTAATGTATCGCAATTAGAACGTACAAAAGCAGCAAATAATGCCCCTCTTGACCCTGCAATATCGCTATTACCTATGTCCTCTGCCATGCAAAACTTATCTCCACGATGAATAATATTCATGGAATCTAACAAAATTGAGCGCATAGTTGGAAAATGAACCTTAGCTGAATAGCAAGGCATAGCAATCATTACATTCTTCATAAATTCCCCTTAGATGTTAAAAACCCACCCTTTTTAGGGGGTGGGCTTCTATTTTACAACAGATTACTGTGCTGACAAGTCGTAACCATATACATAAACGTCAATAGTTCCTGTAGCAGTAGCAGTAGCTACGTTTACATAGAGTTGTTGAGCGTTTGTTGCGCTTGCAACCAAAGTAGCAGCTTGAACTTTAGCGTTAGTAGTTGTCGAATTGCTTGACAATGCTGCCGCTGTGAAGATTGCTGTGCCACCTTGTGATGGAGCTGTATAAACACCTAAATAAACGCTAGAAATGCTTGAAACTGTGTTTGTACCATTTACTGCGTTAGCAGTAATAATAGAAACAGGAACATAGTTAGTTACATCAATTACGTTTACAGGTGTGTCACCCAAAGATGCTAGGTTTACTGCTTGAGCAGTTGCGATCAAACGCAATGCTTGGTTAGTGCCTAGAATTTGTGGGTGAATCGAGGTAGTTACTGCTGGGCCTGGATTAGCCATAATAGTTTCCTTTCGTTATTAGTGATTAAGCTGCAACACGGCAAGCGAGTTCAGGATACAAGTTAGCCCAACCATACAGAACGTCTAAACGAGTAGGAATAGAGTCATTGTTAATGGTGTATTGACGAACTACACGCATTGACAGACCGATTTCCTTATCGCTTGCACGACCAGCAAAGTGAACACCCTCTGGCAACTCAAGATCGGCTACTGCTAGAGTAAACGCATTGCGATGCATGATGATGTTTTGTGGGGAAACAACGCCTGTGCTATTAAAGAAAGTCACAGCAGCAGTACCTGATGTTGAAGGAATAGATACGTTTTGGAACTGACCCGCAGTAATAACAGCAGGAGATACGTTAACAGTTACAGATGAACCTGAAGCAACTGAAACAGCAGAGTTAACTACAAAGTTACGCAACTTGTTAGAACCATAAGCCTGACGGTTTTGTGGGTTAACTGCAAAAACGCCAGCGATTGTAAATGTATCACCTTGGTTTAAGTTGATAGTACCAGTATTGGCTGCTGTCAAAGTGATGTTAGAGCTAGAAGCCCAACCACTTGTCAAGAAACCAGTAGCTGTTGTAGTAGCAACAGAAGCAGTTACAGTTGTTGTTGAGAAGTTACCATAAGTATGAGCAACAATGTTTTGATCCATTTTCCAGTTCATACCAGCAGAGTCACGACCCATCAAACCTTTACGATACTGTTCGCCAATAGCTTCTTGTGGCACAAATAAGCCTTTCAAGCTGTCAACGATAGTAGCGGAAGTAAACGGCTCAACAATACATGATCTACGACCATCACGAGGTGCGCCTTCAGAATCAAGGTAAGCAGCAGCAGTTAGGTAAGTAATTAAACCTGTTGGGGGTGTACCAGCAGTACCAACGATGTTGGCTGTGTTGTTAGCAGCTTGCAATGTGCCATCACGATCAATCTTGTTGGCAATAGCAGCAACAGCAGGCTTCAATACACGATCAGAGAACATGTCTAAAGACAATGCCAAATCTTGTGTTGTGAACTGGGTATCAACGTGAAATTGGGTGCTAAGGGTAACAGGCACAGAAGTCTCATTGAAGTCTTCCACATTGAGCGCAGGCCCTGTAGTACCAATGAAACGACCAGGTTTACGAACGTTTACTGTGTTACCAATTTTGCCACCTACAACGGCAAACTGGTCATCATAGTTACGATCTACTTCAGATGTGAATGTCAATTCGTTTTCGAGAACCATTAAGGCCTCATTAGTAATTTTTGATATAGTCAATAAATTATTGGCCATGATCTTTCCTTTTTAAAATATAAATTTGGGTATCAGCGTATCCGTTTAGCCTGTCTTGCAGCTTTCCATTGAGCGTATGTGCCATGAAATGCGCCATTTCCGTCAATAAGAACGTCAGACGTTCCTTTTCCTGCTGTAAGGGGCTTAATGGGTGCTGGTGCTTTACTACGAGCAACAGGTTCGCTTTTCTCAACAGGAGCTTCTTTACGCTCAAATTGAACTTCCAATTTTCCTAATTCTTTGAGTGCTTTGCTTGCAGGCATATCTGCAAATTTCGCAGCGTATTCGTCATTTGATGCTAGGTGATATAGGATTTCAGGGCCTACATCTGATTCTAGTATTGCATCTCGTACTTCATCTCGTACTTGAACATTACTAGACGCTACCATATCGTCAAAATCAGGCAAGTTCGCTTTCGCAGTTTCGAGTTTTTGAGTCCACGATTTAATAACTTCGTTTCTCTGTTCTTCGACTTTGCGTTGCTGTTCTTGTATATCACGCTGCTCTAAAGCCTTTTCTGCGCTCCATTCAGCTAGTGCTTCAGCGTATTCAAAAGCATCATTAAACTGCGATGCTTGTGGTTTTTCGCTTACTGGATCAGCTTGTTTGGGTGCAGGGGCTTGTCTAGCCTCAAGTTCTTGTAAACGTGCTTCTAATGCTTGCTTATCGGCTTCTGCTTGTTTAGCTCGTTTAGTAAGCTCAGAAAAACGCTTTTCAAGTTTGGGATTTTGTTTGGGCTTGTCTGCTACTTGCGCTTCTTCTTCTGCTTCTGGTTCACTCTCAGTTTGGGCTTCAACTGCTGGCTCTGATTCAGGAGTTTCCTCGACTGTTTCAGCCGCAACAGGAGCTTCGTCACTAGCTAAACCTAATTTTTCAGCATGGAATTCAGCTAAATTATCGCTTGTTACTACGCTTGATGCTGTTCTTACTACTTCTGCTTCTGACATGGATAACTCCAAGAATTAACCCTGTGAACCCACAGGTAGGCAATACAAATTCATTTGTAACATAAGTGTCTCTTTTTTACAACACTAAATTGCACGTTCTATAGCTTCTGCTTCGGCAGCTTTTTCTGTAGTTTTATTGATATGAGCCAATACCAAAGCTAATTGCGCCTTCAGTTGCTCAATTTCAATCTTAGTTTGGTTATTAATGACAGTATCAGTCTGCTTGGTAGCATCACGCATTTCTGTATCGTGGGCTTTAGTAGTCTGACGCATGAGTTCACGCTTGGTTTCAGCTTCTTCTTGCATCTGTTTGATGGTTGAATTGTGCTTAATATCAAGCTGGAGCTGCTGAATAACTTGCTGCATTTGCTGCATTTGCTGTTTATTGTTAGCAAGCTGCATTTGAACTTGTGGTGGGATTGGTGATTTATCGTCAATCTGAGCCATTGGGTTAACGGCAGCCAAACGATCAGCAATAATGTCTGCACCAGGGAAATCCATGTTACGGAAGATCAAATCGCCTGCTTGTTGCATCAATGCAGGGTCAACAGAGAGCATTTGCACCATAGAATCGACAGCTTCTTGACGCTTAGAGTTATAACCAGGGCCTGTTTCCATCACAACGTCATATTCGCCTACAGTTACGTCATTTAGGATTTTGGCTACACCTTGCTCATCTTGCCCTTGCTCGTTGATTGTGACCATTTCTGGCTTGCCGTCATCGCCAATTATGCGCATAACTCGCTCACGATCATAAATCTTAGGAATTAGATCAAGAATGATGCGACCTGTATGACGGATAGAACGAGTCAAATTGTCGTAATAGTGGAAATTGGTCATATCCACTTGAGCTTGCTGACCTTGCAACGCTTTGCCTGACATATTGCCTTGTGGCAATTGGCTAGGGTCAAAAATGCCTACAACAGCTTGTAAATCGCCATTTAAGCCTTGTAATGCAGTAACAATGCCTGATGGTGGTGGCTCTGGCTGTAATCTTTGTGGTGCTGGAGCTGGTCTGCCCTCAATGTCTGTTTGCTTGTAACGTAATACAGGCATAGCTTTAATGTTAGCCATTGCCCATTCGTTCTCATGGCCTTCATCTTGACCTTCTGCCAATAGCCATTTAGCTTTGGGCGCTAAAGCTACAGTTTCAGTTAAGGCTGTTGACCAGTAGTTATACATACGCTGTGGATCTTTAGCCATGCGCACTAGACCAAACTTCTTGTGTTTATCGTCAACTCTCACTTCTTGACCATACACAGGCACGATAGGGATATATTTACCAGCCCATTCGCCTTCTTCAAGGATTTGCATAGCTGTTAGCTTGCACCATTTAATCTTTTTGCGATAAGTTGGGCGCTTATCAATCACAGTAATGCCAGCAGCTTCTAATGCTTCTTTGCTAGGCATTTCATCGCTAAAGCCTGTTGTGCCGTCAGAAAGCTGAATAATCATGGCTTTCTCACGCTCTGTATAGAAATACTCAGCTATGCGTATATCTTCTTTAGTGACCCATTCGCTTTCCGTATCGCCTGTTCCTCTACTGGAAAATCCTTGAACGTCATCTGCATCTGGGTACATCTTTTTGAATACAGCTTTACTGACAACTGTTGTAACAAGGCACTTCTCAGCATCTGAACCATCAGGCTGAACGCTATTAGGATCAAAATACACAGTAAAAGGATTCTCAATACGTTTGATATAGATTTCTTGGTCAAAGCTGTCATCCCTTACATAATCTGTTGTAACACGCCAGTAACCCCAACCCATCTTGACGCAATACTCAAATGCATGGTCATAAGCCTGGTCAGCATCTGATTGGTTTTCAATGTGGCGAGTAATGCCTGTAATGATCTCAGCAACTTTAGCATCTGAGTCATTGTTCATGCCATGCACTTTAATGCGTGGGCGCTGTTGACGTTGCTGATTACAAATCTGACGGATATAAGCGTCTAGCTTATTAATTGTTAAACAAGGTCTAGCTTCTAAAACACGGCTATTTTGCACATCTACAGGCCATTGATCGCCTGCTGCAAACCTTACGTCATCAAGAGCTTCAGCACGATTATTGCTATCAGAATCATTACAAAGCCGTAAAAACTGCTTGGCTTCTTCTATTCTGCCATCTGATTGTTCGTCTGCAACTCTATCGTATGCCATAAGATTCCTTATTCTTTGCCCGATTTTAAGACATTTGTTGTGTTTTTACTACACATTTTAGCCCATCCATGAGCTAGGTAGTTGGTAAGTTTTCTGTTGCTTAGGTGCTTTTCTTGGCTCGTTGACCATTAAACCTATATAGCGAAATGCGTCTGCACCATGGCTGTAGGTATTGTGAAGTGGCTTTTGACTAAATTGTTTGGTATCAGGATCAACGTCATAACGATAATGCCGTAAGCATTGCAAACCATCATGGGTATTATTGCGATCAAACCAGCACTTATTGAACATCATTCGTGCAGCATTAATTGAATCTACAATTGGGGTTCTTTCAATGACTCTAGTATTGTATCCCGCAGCTCTAACGATTTCCTCGATACTTCTACCATTTGAAGATAGTGTTTTGTTGCCTGCATCATGAGGTAACCACAAAGTGTCGATAACGTATCCATATTCTTGTATTTTAGCTAAATAATGGGCGATTGTCTGTTGGCTGTTCTCGTAATAGCGTATTAGTCTGACTTCCTGGCTAATAAACTGAACAAACCAAATAGCAGTAGCATCTGCCCAGCCCAAATCAAATACAGCATGAACAGGTTTAATTGGATCGTATGGGACATTGGCAATCCTTCCATCTAAATCAGCTATTGTCATCTCTTTTGCAAAGATAGCGCCATCTACTGTTTGTCTGCATATACCTTCCCAAACTGTGTTGTAGGCTTCTCTATCCCTGCTAAAAAGGGCATCTTTCTCTAATTTTAATGTGTCTGGAAACCAAGGATTGTCTTGCCAATTAATCTTTGCAATCTTGCTATTTTCTGGTGGCGATACCACAAACCTTTGGTATGTTTCATCCGTTTCAAGCTCAGGATTGAACGTAATCCATATTTCTGACGCTTCTTTACGAATCGTTGGTATAAGAATGTTCCATGAGGCTTTAGATACGCTCTGTGCTTCCTCAACCCAGCATATATCCACACCCTCATAGGATTTAATGTTCGTGACATTGTTTTTCAGCCCTACAAATGCAAACTCTGTGCCATTTTTGCCTCTGATTGAGTTTTGAGTGATTTCATAGAATGATTCTAGTTTCAGCGCAATGATCTGATCAGATAGCAGCTTATGAACAGATTGGCCTATAGAGTTCTGAAACTCACGAGCGCATAGCACCCTGGTTGTTTTCTTTACGCCAATAACCAGTAATGCACGAGCAACGCCCCAAGATTTAGCCCCACCACGACCACCATATAGAACCTTGTATCTACAGGGATCAAAAAGCATCTGTAGCTTGATTGGAAAATCAACCTCACTAACAGCCTGCCTAATTTTTGGTGTGATTTCACTCACTTGGCTTTACAAACCTAACTTCTAATGAAGTAATGACGTTATTACCTTCAGAATCTTCAAAAGTATTGGCTTGGATAGCTTTGCCATCTAAACGATCAGCTATTTCTTTTACAGCCCATGCTTCACCTTCTTCAGCTTGATCTAATACCTTATCCACAATGTTTCTAATCTTTTGTGGATTTTGTGCAATAGCTCGTCTAAGAGCATCTTGAAATGGCTTGCCCTTTTTGTGATTGTTGTTGCCTAATGGCGCACCAACTGGATTAATTGACTTTTCTTCCATCTTTTTGATTTTGTTGTTTTTTTACAACACTAAGAAAGTGATGTATCAGGTTCTTTAATAACATCTTGTTGCGTAGAAACAACAGTTTCAACAGGCGGATTTGATGCTTGAATAGCTTGTACCTGTGGTGATGCTTGTCCATGTATTTTAGCAATTAATGGAGCTACATCAGCATAAGCTTGCTGACTAATATGTTTTAACGCTGCTTCTACTTCAGCGATTTCTAGGTATAAATTAATCATTCTTATACTCTCTTTGGTTTAGTTTTCTTAGATTTGATTGCTGCGTTCTTTTCTGCATAAGCAATTGCTACAGCCTGCTTTTGTGGCTTGCCTGCTTTGATTTCAGTTTCGATGTTGGATTTAAACGCTGCTTTACTGGCTGATTTCTTTAATGGCACTTTGTTGCTCCTTGTGGTGGCTTTTTGCAATGCTGGTTTAGGAAATGGGTGTGTGTCTGTTTCTTGTTTAAAACGCACAATACGATCTATTTCTTCTCTGGTAAGGTCTGAGCCTATGTTGCTCTCAATCCATGCCCATAACGCTTTTAACTTCGTTTTGATGTAGTTCATGCTATCCCCTTAACAATTCCAGTTTTTCAATGATGCCTTGGCTCGTTCTGCTGGGCCTTTGGCTTTCTTTACTACGCCTTCCATTCTTGCGCAAAATGATGCTTTTCTGCCCTTATCCTTTTCTGTCTTAGGATTAGGTGCTGGTGCTTTTAAATGACTACCATTCTTTGCATTGTATTCAGCTCTACCTTTGGCTGTCATTCCTGCGCCTTTGTCTGTAGGGTTATAAGTCTTACCCTTGCCAGTAGTCTTGTGCGATATGGGTTTATCGTGTGCCATTATTTCTTCGCAGTCTTTGCAGAATCAATAAACGCTTGCTTAGTAGGCGCTCCCTTAGTGCCAGGCTTGCGCATCTTCTCTACGGGTTTACCCTCTGCCTTTTCTTTGGCGATGCGAGCTTGTTTTTTGTGGATATTGGCATATAAGCCAGGTTTAGTTGACATTTTGTCCCTCTGCCCAGCAAATGTCTTGCCAGCTCATGATTAAACACTTTTCACCATTATGGGTGACTGCCGTAAACTTTAAATACTCCTCTTTAGGATTGTCGTTCATAGTGCCAAAACGAACCCTTTGACCAATCTCAATAGGCATTTCTTCTCGTCTTTCGGATGACAATTTCTTGCCAGGCCCTACAGCAACAACAGTTCCCATGTTTTTAGCTTCTTTGTTATCTACCAAAATAACTTTGCTTAAAACACGAACATCTGGTCTGACAATTATCTTATCAGCCAGAGGTCTAAATGATACAATTTCTTCAGCCATCTCAATGTTACCTCATTGTTGTGGTTATACAGCCTGTAGCCCTTTACCGAGGACTATGGGCTGTAGTTTTATTTGCCGTCTTGTGCGTGTGGTGTGCGCTTATGGGAATAGCACTCACGCTCACCCATATTGCCGTCATTCAACTCGCCTAGCTTGCCTTCAAAGTTTCCAGCGTGGCTCAAAGGGCGTGAACCCATAGAATCCATCTTACCCATTGCAACTCCACCAACTAGCTTTTGCTTGCGCTCGCCAGACATATCAGAAGCATTTACGCCTTTAGGCATTTTTTCGCCTGATGCGCCTTTTGTGCCCTTCATTGAGTCCATCATTCCCATGATTTTTTCCTTTTAAATGGGGTTAATACTTTACGAATAATAATACTATTTTACGCTTTTTCAAGTGTTTTTACGAGATTTATTGCACCCTCAACATCATGTATTCGGCAAACTGTACCCTGCCAATTCTTTAAAAACTCAAGCTGCGATTTTGTATATGCAGCCTTGGCATCTCTTTTAACTTCAACCAATGCAGTAGCGCCTTTGCTTACAACAAGGTCAGGAAAACCACGCCCAACAGAACTAGTATCGAATACAGAACAACCAAGCTCTCGTAAGGTTTTAACAATGAGTGAATGATTTGCATCAACCTTTTTCGCATAAGTCATTGATTATTTATAATATTCGGTTAGTATTTGTTTACTTTACATCAAAAGGGGTTTTCATGGGTGGTTATTACTTGACTGACGAGCAGTTTATAGCCGAATGGAACAAGATAGGATCTCCGCTTACTTTTGCAAAAGTTCACGCTATGTCTGAGCGAGCTGTATATAACCGCAGGCGCTCTATTGAAACCAGGCTTAAAACCAACCTACCTAGCTTTAATGACCAAAGGGTAAACGACTTTAAAAAGACAGAGCAGACTGTTGGCAATACTCGCAGAGGCATGGACATAGAAAAAGGTCGAGTTATTTGCTTCAGCGATGCCCATTTTTGGCCTGACCAAACTACTACCGCATTTAAAGCGTTGTTAGAAATGATTAAAGAATACAAGCCTACTGCCATTGTTTGTAATGGCGATGCTTTAGATGGTGCTTCAATTAGCAGATTTCCGCAACAAAGTTGGGATAAGATTCCAACTGTCCGAGAAGAATTAGATGCTTGTCAATATTTTTTGGGCGAAATTGAAGCCGTAGCCAAGGGCGCTAAATTGTTTTGGCCTTTAGGTAATCATGATGCCAGGCTTGAAATGCGCATCATAGAGAACCTTCCAGCCTTTGAAGGTGTCAGAGGCACTACCCTAAAAGAATACTTCCCTGCGTGGCTGCCTTGCTGGTCATTTTGGGTGAATGAAGATACTTGTATTAAGCATCGTTGGAAAGGTGGTTTTAGTGCTGGTCGTGCCAATGCCCTTAATTCTGGTGTTTCTATGATTACTGGCCATACGCATCATTTAAGCGTTATGCCTGTCAATGATTACAATGGTGTGCGCTGGGGAGTTCAAACAGGAACACTAGCCGAACCTAATGGACAACAGTTCGCCTACACAGAGGACACTCCTAAAGATTGGAATAGTGGCTTTGTAATGTTGTCGTTTGAGCGTTCAAAACTATTGCAGCCTGAAATGATTAGAGTTTGGGGTGAGGATGAAGTGGAATTTAGAGGCAAAATACATCAAGTATGAAACTAACACCATTTATTCTTAAACACTTATACAGCGCAATTTATTGTATGAAGCCTTTTGATAGGTGGAATATGCCGCTGCCTGAAGAAGTATTGTTTATTGTAGATAAAGACACAGAAACAATGGGGACTTATCTATACGATACAGGCGAGGATTACGAACATACCATTACTATTTCTTCTGCTCGATGTGGCACGTTGGATACAGCCCTCAAGGTGCTTTTGCATGAGTGCATCCATATGAGTCGGCACAAGAGTTCTCGCTGGACACATCACGATAAGGAATTTCGTAAGCGAGCGCACCGAATTTGGTCTGAAATTGGGTTTGTTGATCCTTTAGAATTGTAGCTTCAACCGCTAATCGGTCTTCCGTAGTGAATGTTGTCATTAGCCATTTCCTTTTCCAAGTTTTTGATTGACTCGCTCCAACAACTCCTCACAGGTAATTCCCCATTTATTTTCAAAACCTCGGACACCCAAGTGGTGTAGGCTAAAATTTCCGAGCCTATGGTGTTCTGGACAAAGTGGCAAGATAGGGGATGTAGCCCGAACAGCTCCATACCTTCTACAGTGATGTAATTCTGCCTCTGTGCCTTCAATCCTAAGGATTTCGGAGCATAAAATACATCCGAGTTCTGCAATCTTACGGAGAGCGTTCTTTTCATTTTTAGTGGACACTATTTTTACTCGCCCATTCTTCAAGCTCTTGGGCTGTTTCTGTAAGTTGACACGCAATCAAATATGCTTCTGTTTTACGCTGTTTTAATACTGCATTAAGAAAGTGTTTTGTAAGGCTATTTATTTTTAATAAACTATCAGCGTAATCTGTCATCTTGTTATTCTTTCTATTTGTCTGTTGTTAGCTTGTTCTGTGCGCCAGGTTTCCCAACGCATTTCTGCACTTCTAATCTGCCATTTTAATGTTTCTGCTTGCTCTGTAGCGACTCCAATGGCCTTACATAACTCTTGGTATTCAGGGCTACGATATGCTTCCATTTCTTTAGCTGCCATTGTGGATTGATCCGCTTGCGCCATCTTGATTGCTTTAAGACTATGTTTATAGGCTTCAAGTTCCGCCAATTGACCTTTGGCTTTCGCATACTCAGGAGCTTTTTGATAGATAAATTCAATCGCATCATTTGGGTTATATTCTTTCATATTGGTTAATCCTTTCTCCAATCCAACGCATTACTGGCACAGCCATAGAGTTACCTAATGCTTTATATCTTGCCCCACTAGGACAATTTTCTTTAATGTTAGTGTAATTGTCTGGAAAGCCTTGTAATCTTTCACATTCAATTTCTGTAAGTCTGCGGACTGCCATGTTTTGCATAACTTTAGGGCCGCTATGCGTAGGGCCAGCCATATCAGCAGTCATTGTTGCAGCAACATCCCCTTGAATAGTGCCATTATATGTATCACAAAATACTGCATGAATATCAGTTTTAGTAAGTGTATACATAATATTGCTATCAGAAACACCTATGCCATTAGGGCCACTAGCATCACGCCCAATTAAATTTCCTTGAATGGCTATGTAATTTTCATGAGCAGTAGAGGTATGACCTGGCCTGCTAAAACCAGCTCCTGAAGCAGTTAAGGTTGATGAAACATCAGAGGCATGAGTAATAACCGCTTGAAATCTATTTTTATCAGGCATCCTTTGGTCATCAGATTTGCAAGTCAAAGTATCAGCAGTTTGACTTCCATTCCAAAAAGAAGGAACAAACAATGGCGCACCTGAATTTATATGTTGGTTTTCAAGTCCTAATTTATTGCCAAAAGAAGCATTTAAAGTTGATGCCGTATTAGCGGGCCATATTGGTGCTAATTCTTCATGGTTGTTACGACTGTTTCCAAAGCGTGCAGTAATTGTGGCGGCAACTTCTTGCCCCTTCTTTCTGCCCTTCGCAGTATCCCTTCGCAAGCAACTTTGCTCAAATAATACTTTTGCTGTAGGTTGCCAATCTCCAAGATGTCCGACAACAAACACTCGTCTGCGTCTTTGGGGGACTCCAAAGTATTGAGCATCCAACACTCTGTAGCTGAACCCATACCCGAGTTCGACCAACGCCCCGAGGAATGAACCAAAATCCCTTCCACCGTTTGAACTGAGGACACCTGGCACGTTTTCCCAAACAAACCACTTGGGTCTAAAGTGGTCAAGTATTCCACAATAGGTGAGTGCAAGATTTCCCCTTGGGTCATCAAGTCCTTTTCTAAGGCCTGCAACGCTAAATGATTGGCAGGGAGTTCCTCCGACCAAAAGTCCAATTGAGTCATCTAATTTCCATTCTTTATATTTAGTCATGTCACCAAAGTTGGTAACTTGTGGATAGTGGTGTGCAAGCACTTGGCTAGGAAATTTCTCAATTTCGCTAAATCCTACTGGTTTCCACCCCATGTGATGCCACGCTACTGTGGCGGCTTCAATGCCAGAACAAACGCTTAAATAATTCATTTAAGATTCATCCACAGTCCTGTTTGACCAATAGCGTAGCCAATCCATATAACTGCGTTAGCTGTAGCCCCCTTGTTAAATTGCAGTATTCCTGTAATTAAATACCCAATCCCTGTTGCTCCAACAATGTATTTTTCCAGCATCCCCATTCCCCCCTATTTCCTAATTTGTATTGCGTAAAAAAATCGTCTAGTAACACTTTATCAAAATGATACGTTGCTATGTAATTTCTAAACCAAGTAAGCCCTTTTTTGTGGCGTAAATGACACAAATATCTTACTCCACAGCGATGTTTAGCTTCATTAAACATTTTTGCTTAAGAGTATCGTAGGTGTCGTAACCAGTACCAATAACTCCCAGCTCTCTAGCCTTAGCTTCAATCCCCTCATTAGAAAACATCCATCTTTTGTCAATTTTTTCTTTCTTGGGTTCAATGATAATTTCGTCAAGATACCTTTCACCATTCAACCACGAACTTGCATGAGGAATAAATTCTAATGCAGTTTCTTTAGCTTTCCAATATTGACAATGAGTTTCAATTGCTTTAGCAGCTTCTAATTGTTGAACTTCCGTTAGTTTTTGCCAGGCTTTTCTTGCAGATGCTTTTGCTACTTTCCTAGGGTATAACATCCAAAACTCATCAAACATTCAAATTCTCCATAGAACGACCAACGCCATTACTGGCGATCCTGTTGCGAGATGTATCGAGTAACGACTCTATTCAAGCTGGCGCAACCCAGTTCTTGACGGCTATCGCAGGTGTCGACCCTCGCTCCTTGGCTACTTATTCCAAGGCCTCTAGCCCATCCCAGTCTTTTTCAAAACGCTGACTTTTTGCGCTACAGAAATAGAAAAACCCCTTAAGGTTGCTCTAAGTCGACTCGCTTAATAAAAGACTCCATGGCTTTTACTAAACGCTCAAAGCAACCCTAAAGGGTCTAATGGAGTATTGCACTAAGCAGGAGTCGAATCTGCATTTAAAGTATAAATCAACAAATTTAATTCTGCAACTCAGGCCAAACTAAATGCCAGGATTTAGGAAATAAATCTTTTCTTGTAACAAGTCCGTTGCTTTGCCGTTCTATTTCGGCAGCTAAAAAGCATATTTGAGCATAGGGAATACCCCTAGATTGCCATTGAATTACGGCTGAATGAGTTTTGTTGCATAAATGAGACACTTTTTTTGTGCCACCTAACAATTTAATTATTTGTTCATCCGTGAAATTTGCTTTGTTTGCTATCATTTAACAAATCTTAACAATAAAAATTAATTTAATCAAATACTTTACAAATCTTTTTTAGTTATGTTAAAGTTTAATCATAGCAATTTCGCTATTTATTTTCGGGGGAACGAAATGGGTGAATTACACCAACTGATGTTAGAGCATGAAGAATTTTTAGAGTCAGCACTTGATGACATGGAATATGGTGGCGAGCTTACACAAGAGCAAGTTGACTGTATTCGTCAAGCCTGTGGCAAGCCACGCAATAGCCAAGTAAATCCTGTGTTGCGTGATGTTATCAATGACTTTGGCAAAATTTTTGGGGGTGCAAAATGAATCAATCAGAATCAATCGCTAAATTAACAACAGCTTTGTCAATCGTTCAGGGAAAATTAAGCCATGCAAAAAAAGATTCAGCAAATCCTTTCTTCAAGTCTAAGTATGCCGATCTTGAGTCTGTGTGGGATGCTTGCCGTGATCTTTTGGCTGCAAACGGCCTCTCAATTATGCAATTCCCTGGCACAACTTATGTGGAAGATTTAGGCGAACAGAAAATTTTTACTATGTCTATGACCACTATCTTGGCCCATAACTCTGGTGAGTGGATTGGTCAAGAAATGTCTGTACCTGTATCTAAGCCTGATGCACAAGGCTCAGGTTCTGCGCTGACTTATATGCGTAGATATGCGTTAGCAGCAGTTGTTGGTGTAGTTCAAGCTGATGACGATGCAAACGCTGCTGTGCAAAGTAAGTCTAGTAATGCAATGAAATCAATAGCCAAAGATATTTTATAAAGGACATGAAATGGCATATACACCTAAAGAAGGCTCAGGCAGTTTATTCAAGAATGATCGTAAAACAACTGATAACCACCCTGATTATTCGGGGACAATTATGGTTAATGGTAAAGAGCATTGGCTTTCGGGTTGGGTTAAAGAAGGCAAAAAGGGCAAGTTTTTTAGTATTTCAATTGGCAAAGAAAAAATCTCACAAGGATTTAAACCAGCAGGATCAGACGAGATAACCAATCTCGATGACGTTCCGTTCTAAAGGAGAACACAATGCAGAACCAAATTAAAAACATTATTGAAACTAAATACACGGAAAAAGTATGGAAGGGAATTGGGGTTGATGAAGAACAACAACTGATTAGCTTTTCACCAGAAGATTTAGCAGCAGTCATTAAGGCGGTTCTGCACGTTGCAGCAGATTTATGTGTATTTCAAGAAGATAGCATGAGAATTACTAACTACGCTAAAGGCATCTAATGAGCTGCAAATCCTGTAAGTTTTTTGTATTTAACCAAAATGACATGATGGGAGCTTGTAAACTCAATCCTGTAGTGGTTAATAAAATGCCATCAGATTGGTGCGGTCAAGAAATACCAGCCATATATGAAGCAGAGATTGTGCCACCAGCACCAATAGTAGAAGTTGTATATGACATAAACACGGATGAAGTAAAACCAAAAAGGGGAAGAAAAAGTGCTAATAAAGGAACAAACAAGTGAGAGTGGGCATTGGTATGACTCAATGGGCAATACGGCCTATACAACCATCGCCAAAAACGGCAAACCAAGAGCAACCACGCTCGCAGACGCCAAGAAAAACAATTACTATCCGTCAGTCACCACAGTCTTGGGAGTCGCAGCCAAACCAGGACTTGACCGATGGAAACAAGAACAAGCCATCCTCGCTGCACTTACATTACCTCGCTTAGA